GATAGAGTGTTGAAAACCAATCTGATGGCAAGCCAAACTCTGCTAAAATTGGATCGTTATCCTCTGGATATCCAGAGGAGTAGGATTCATAAAAAGAAATTGGCTTCCAAAATTCTGGACGAATCTCGTTAAGTTTATCTAACAGATTAATTGTTTTTTCTGCTTCTTCCTTAGTAATAAAGTCTTCAATGACTGTTAAATTTTTTAATAGATTTGTTTTATTCACCTTGTTGTGCCAACTTTTCTGCTCTAATTCTTTGTGCTTCAGCAAACGTAATTTTTGTTCCATTACTTAGGTAGATCATATTTTCATCATCTTCCTTTTCAATTCTTTCCCATTCCATTTTTGACCACTTATAAGCACCGTGTAGCTTTTGGTTCTTAAGCCACTCTTCAGATCCTTCATAGTTAGTCATTACAAAATTTCTAACAAAGTATTTATTACCATTAGAAATTCTCTTAACGCCATGATAGTATGGGTCGGTAGATGGGAAAACTACTAGATCTCCCGCCTTTGGCTTATGATTAATAATGTTATTATCAATATAAAACTCTAGATCTCCGCCATCATAATTGTCATTAATATAAAATGTGCAGGTAGTATGAAACTTTGGTCCAGGCATATCCTTCTGAGAAATAATGTAGTCTGTATGATATTGCATGGTCATATTGTTTCTTAGATCATCAATTTCATCATAATACTTACAGTAAGAATGACCACTGAAGTATGCGTCATCTGGAAATGCCAAGCCTGTGTGCTTTGTATAATGTGATACAGCTTTGCTATAAGCCAACTTTAACTCATCATTAAGCTCTTTTTCTGCATCATATATTTCGCCCTTTTCAGCAGCGTCAAGTTCTTGACCCCATTTTATTTGGGTATAAGTTCCAAATTGTGCCCATTGAGTCCACTTATTAAGATAGTATTTTCCATCAGAAGAAGATTCTGACTTTGACATAATATCAAATGCTTTCTGTGGATCCTTAAGCATATTTCTATAAACAATAACATTTGGATAGATTTCATCAAAAACCAAATCATTTATATCGTCTGTAAAAACTAACTCAGCCATTATTTTCTCCTTCAAATAGTTTTTTATATTCAAGCGAATCAAATCCACCTACATAATCTTTTGGAGGTTGATTTTCTCCAGTATGGGCCATAATTGTCCAAAAGAATGGCGATGTAAATCTATTACCAGATTTTATTGGTCTTACACCATGAGCATAATATTTATCTCCAGGGAAGAAGTATGCTGCTCTTGGCTTAGGCTTAAACTCTATACCATGTTGTGGGAAATACAGCTCCCCGCCTTCGTAATCATCATTAAAGTAAAACAAGCCAGCAATGTCATACCAAGGGAAGTCATTTGGTCTTCCACGCTCTTCTCCAGTATGAAATTCTTTGTCTGCATGAGGTTCTTGTCTTGCACCTACGGGCCATCGCACAATTGCTGGTCCCGTTGCCCGAACATCTACTTCAAAAAACTTATCAACCTCTACTTTTAATCTATCAATCAAAGAGTAAATAAGTTCAAGAATTGATGGATCAGAAGCCATCAAGGAATTATAAGTGCAAACACGATCTTCCCAAATTTTATGGTCATACAACACTAGTCCATCTTTATCAACATGTGTTTCTGTTACATCCCATATTTTATTGTTTAATGAAAAGTTCATTAATCTTTCTTGCTCTTCTTCTGTAATAAAGTTTTGAAGTTCCACTATATTATCAATGGAATCTCCAAAAAATCCAGAAGGTGTTATTGACTTTGGAACATCTGCTTGGTTCCAGGCATTCTCTACCATTTTATCTTCTTTCTACTAAAATCATTATATCACAGCTTTTATTAACAGATTAATTATTAACGCTTAGTCGAATTGCTTTTACCTGATGTTCGCCCAAAACATTACCCTTGTGATCAACGCCATCCCTGTAAAAATTAGTCCATTTACCCAATCTATTTGTTTCGTAAACAGATTGTGAATATTCATCACTATCTGACAGATAAGGTTTTTTTTCATTTATTGGATAAAAATTAACTTCTGAATTTTGTAAATCAGAAAGATCAATTGGGATGATAGCTATCACAGGAGTGTTGGCTTTAATGGTTATTTCTACATTAGGCTTAGTTATCATCCAAGCACATGGAAGTTCTCCTCCATAAAATGATGTAGAAATTATTGTAGAAAAAGGAGTAATTCCATCTCTTGGATAATTTGGCACTGGCATTGAAAAAAGACTTATATTACTTTCTGTTTCAAAACTTATACCTGTATTAAAACTTATAGTGGCATTTGCTCTACCTGTAGATACATATTTTTCTCCCGCCAAAACTTTAACATGGTCTGGCGAAGAATCATTTATTCCATCCCAAATAAACTTAATATCCTCTGGAAATGAGATATACCAGCCAAGTTGATTTGCCAGACTTACTGGGAAGCAGTGATAGGCGTGTGCTTCCCAAGTATTATCCATCCAATCTCTTTTTGCTGATAGTTGAGATAGGTTGCCAAAACCTTCTCTCTTAAATGCCTTTATTTTGTGCATCACGAACCCATCTATCACGCATCTGCATAAATTCTTGATTATGAGCATGGTCATTATAATCAAGCATCGTAACAATAGAATACTTCATTCCTTCTGTTACTGGCAAGGCAATATGTGAGAATAAGAATGTGGACGGGAAGATATAAAGATCTCCTGCCTTGGGTTGAATTTCTATATTTAACTTAGGAAACTTAAGTCCTCCTCCAACATAACCATCATTTGGATATCCCACCAACGATACTGTTGCACTATAAGAATATCCATGATCGGCATGTTCTTGGAAGTGTTGTCCTGGGCCATACTTAATAAAGTTCATAACTTCCCAGTAATCCATCTTACAGCTATACCTGTTGCAGTAATCATTAACAGCATCAATTTGTGCCATATATGAGTCTTTCCAAATATCATTCAATGTTTGAAAATCTGGATTTTGCAGCATTCTTTCATCTTTGATTTCGCCAATCTTAAAATCTACACAGTCTCTGTAGTCTGGCTTTTTCTCCATATATCCGACTGTTGCTTCAGCCCACTTAAAGTTAGAAGAATTATTTGCTATTAGATTTTCAACACGATCAATTAAATTTAAATCCTTTTTAAAAACATCTCTGTAAACCCATACTCCTGGGGACAGCATTTCTTTTGAAGAATAACTTGGTTCATTATAAGTCACTGTAAATCCTATCTATTAGTCTTATGATTATAACATAACTATACCCATAATGTCGAATTCATTATGGGTATAGTTTATAATTATTTTATTATTAATCTAGTGGATAAGCGTTGTAAACCAATATATCATCAGCCATAATCAAACCAAATGGCTCACGATAGAAATCGTAAACAAGTGTTTCTTCTTCTACTAGATCTATTGTATCTATATCTGTTAACAACAAATTATTATTCTCATCATAAGAAACTAACTTATCATTAGTAGATAGAGTATTTGCAGATACAAAACGGTATTCCCCATCTTTGAATACAAATATGTCTTCGTAAATAGAGAATCGTTTTGTTAGAGATCCGTTAATAATGTAGCTTTCAGATTGAGGGGTTACAGTTATTCTTGTAACCTCTGACTCTTGAGTAATAACATTATTTATAGAATCAGATTGCCATTGAGCAACTGGACCTACACTAGAAGATACAGGAAGTGTATCAAATGATCTTGTAATAAGAATATCTCCTACAACAATATCTTTTGCCTTTTTATATCCATACTTAGTAAGCACATTTGTATCTTCTTCAATGCAGAATGATGGAGGATGGAAGAAGCTTGGTGGACTAAAGAAAGCTGGTGGGCTAAAGAAGCTTGGTGGATGGAAGAAACTTGGTGGTGCAAAAAACGCTGGTGGACTAAAGAATCCAGGCGGGAAAAACGGTGGTTGGAAAAAGTTTGGTGGAAAGAAAGGTGGATTAAAGAAGTTTGGTGGAAAAAAAGGTGGATTAAAGAAGTTAGGTGGAAAGAATGGTGGATTAAAAAAGCTTGGAGGAAAGAATGGAGCTTGTGTTGTTACTGAGTTTGATGAAGAAGATTGTGCTGAAGTTCCATTTGCATTTACAGCTTGAACGGTATATGTATCAACACTGTTTGCTGTTTCTGTAAAATTATAAGGAGATGAAGTTACTCCAGTGACTGTTCCGTGACCACTTGATATAACATTGTAACTTGTAATTGCAGAACCACCATTATCTGGTACTGTCCAAGATATCTGATCATACAAAACTTGTCCTGTTGCTGTTACTCCTGAAGGTGCATTTGGAATTGTTGTTGGAGTAACAGATGTTGATCCTGAAACAGCAGATATTCCATTTGCGTTAGTTGCTGTAACTGTAAAAGAATAGTTTGTTCCGCCAGACATTCCTGCTACGTTAATTGGGGAAGTTGTTCCTGTTCCAGTTTGTGAACCACTTGATGTTACTGTATACCCAGTAATTTGTTTACCGCCTGTATTACCTGC